CGATTGCGATGACGATGACACAGTTTTAGCTTCAGCAGTGACCCTTACTGCGTGGTCAACCTCGGCTGGAACTACCACCTTTACCAACTCGGGCAACAACCATTTCACCGCCGGTCAGTGGGTCAGCCTACGCTATGCTACGTCTTGGCCTTCTTGTTCGGGTTTTGGTGCGGGAACAAATTGTACACTGTTTCAAGTAGAGTCGAGCGGTCTGTCTGCAACTCAATTCAAAGTTAACACATCCGCTATCTCCGCAGGAACGTGTTCTTCGAGTTGCGGTTCGGCGTACAGCGCCTCGCATTATTTGCCCTTCGCTACAGCCTCTCTTCCCGCGATGCCTTCGGGGGCTTATGCAGCCACGACCAGCTATGTGATTCTCACCAGTCAGGCAGTAAGCGGGTACAACACACTTATCCATCCATTCTCCCCGGCAGTCACTGGCAATCCGGCTTACTTCATTATCGACACCACCAATAATGACGCCGGATCGTGCCCCACCGTGTCAACGATTACGGGCTATTTGCAGACACTCTATGAGGATGCCCACAACGATGGTTTCACTGTTGTGCAAACCACTGGTCATGGTACGGATTGGGCTCCTCTTTGCGGTCAGTTGACTGCATATGCCGCTCAATATCATATCGACCAGTTTATGAGGGAGAGCGGCTATAACTCCGTCACTGCTACATCTTCCTCTTCGACGGATTACTGGGACATCCTCGCTGATGTTCACTCCGCTCTCCCGGATGGAAGCAATGCGAATCTGATCGAAGATGGCGAGGTACTTACCGGCGCGGGTGTTGACAGTTTCGCTCGTGTAGTGGTTGCTGCCATGGTGAATGGTTCAGGTACTTTCGAGACTGGAAATCCTATTTGGTACATTGGCAATGGTGCCTCGGCTCCGGGTTCGACTGGATTCACTTTCATCCCTTCGATCTCCACTGGCATTGATTTTATGTGGCAAAATTCCGCAGTCACAAGCTGGGAGATGGCAGAGTCTGGTGGCAACGTCGATATTAAGGGCTATTTGAACGTCACCGCTTCTTCTCCAATCGCTGCTTGTCCCGGTGGTCGTCCTTTCTGCGTTGATGGTGTTTTCAACGTAGATACAGACGGTACCTTGTGGGGAGTAAAGGCTATCAATATTACAACGGGTGGCTCCCACTCTAACTGCTGGGATACAGATGGCGGAGTAATTACTAACTGTGCTCCGGGTGCTGGTGGTGGTGGTTCATCCGGGTCTGTTCTCATCAACGGGCTTAACAATGGCACTTACAACATTCTTGGAGTAACTGGATTCTATTGCACCGATACTTCCGGCTCAGGAACCGCCCAAGCATGTGTAACCGAGACGCCATCTAATCTGTACTTTACTCCTCAGACGGGTAACTGTATCACGTTTATAACTTCGACGACTAACTCAGGAACAGGCTTAACTTTGGATGTCAACGATACTACCGCTGCTGCGGTTTCCGTTTTCGTAGCTGGTAGTTGGACGACAACATTGTCTGCAAGCATGATCCCCACAGGTCACCCCATCCTTGCTTGCCAGAATGCAAGCTCTGGCTGGGATTTCCACTTGAACTAATGGAGCACGTATGAACAAGTTCCTTTCTCTCATCTTCGTTTTGGCATCCGCTCTTGGTACGGCACAAGTCGTGTCTCCTCCCGCCCCGCAAAGCCGTGTAGCTGGACGCTTCGTTGCATCCAACTATGGACAGTGGAGCTTCGCTCCTTATACGATGCCCTCTGGCACAGGGTCGCAGACTTTCACCTTGAGTAATGCTACGGCAGCACTCCCTGATGGCCGTATCGTGATGCCTTTCTCGACCAATGCTCCTATCAAGGTCGGTACAGAGGTAGTGACTCCCACCGCTGTAGGATCGGGTTGCATTGTGGGTAACATTGGAGCGGGTGCTTGCGCCATCACGGCGACTTTTGTTCATTCGCACAGCACAGCCGACTATATTAGCTCCGGCACATTTGGATTGCAAGAGGCTCTCAACGATGCCCATCTTAGTGGCGGCGGAGCGGTTACGATTGACTCCGCATGGGTATCTCTTGGTGGAACCACAGCCATTTACGACGCGGCTGTGGTTCCATCCTCAACCAATATCGAAGATGTACGTGCTGGTATTCCAACTCCTCCAACGGGTGGTATCACTCAACTCACTGGCGATGTAAATGCCGGTCCGGGCTCGGGCTCTCAGGCTGCATCAGTCGTGAAGGTTAATGGTCAGCTGATCCCTCTCCTCAAGACCGTTGTGGGCACTGATAGTGCTGGGCATATCATTGACGCTGATTCAGCGACACTTAGCAATAACACCAATGGTACTGCCGCTGGTCTCTCGGGAACTCCTGCGCTGCCCAATGGTACTACGGCTACAACTCAAAGCGTGTCAGACAATAGCACGGATGTTGCGACCGACGCATTCGTTCAGAGCGGGATTAAAGGTGTGCCATTCTGCACTGGTTACACACCGACTAATGGACAAGTTATAACTCTGACCACGGGAAGCTCACCCAATCCATGTTACACGGCGGCTACACCGTCTGGTGGTTCAGGCGGAGCATGGATGAACATCACCGGCAAAGTCACCGTGTCGGGCTGCACTGTGTCTAATGGCGCTTGTGCGGTTTCTGGAGGCTCCACATCAGCGGTTACGTTCTCCGATATTCCCAGCACATACAATCGTTTGCAACTTGTCATTTGGGGTCAGGATTCGACGAGCAGCACAGACCATAACCAAATCACGTTTAATAGTGACACAGGGTCGAATTATGCATACAATGCGACCTACTCTACCGCTACGAATTCGAGCGCCGGAACACTGCCGGTCAGCACTGCCAGTTCCTGCTATGGTGGTGTCATGAATAACGGGGTGGTATCTGAATCCATCATTGACATCCCGTTTTACGCCAACACTTCATTCAAAAAGGCCGCACACGTAGCCAGTGACAGCATTGCAACCATTGCTGCCGGTTTGGCAAACAACTACGAGTTCGATGTTTCCTGCGGATGGAACAACACCGCAGCAATCACCAGCATCACTTCAACCATCTCAGCTAACGACTATGCTTCGGGGACATCCTTCGAGTTGTTGGCTGAGTAGCAGCAGTAATACGATTCCTTGGGCGGTTTGGTTCGTTGAGTTGTCTGGTACGCGCACGCTTGACCAGTACGCAAGTAGTAACCCAACGGCGGTGGGCGACGGTTTCGGAAATTACCACTTGGCGTTTCCCTCTATCACGCCAACAGCGGGATCGTGGGTGGTGGGTTTTCAAGGATACTTAGCGGATGATAGTTCGGGCTATGATCCGATGATTCCACAATCAGACCCCGGCTGGAGAGTGCGGAGCAGCAATCGGACGGCAACCAATGCGAAAGCTATCATTGTGGAAACTGCAACTACGGCGGCGACTGCCGCAACTACGACACCACCTATTGCGGAAATATGGGGTGGAGCTTTGTCAACAGGTGCAGCCCCTGCGGCTGTAACTTTTTCAATCAAGTAAGAAGGCAAGTTATGCAAAATACGGAACAAGAAAGAGTACCCATGGACGATAGCGCCTTCAAAATTTTTGTGGTGGATGCCCTCACAAAAACTGCCGAGACTGTTGGCGAACTAAAAGCGGATATGCATTTGTTACTAGGCAATGGCTCACCGGGTGAGATCGGTAAGCTCAAGAACAGATTGCGGCTGCTGGAATACTATGCCGCGCTTATTGCCGGGGGCTCTGTCATCGCTGGGTTTATTTTTGGTCACTCTTGGCACGCCTTAGTGTCGATCTTCGGACAGTAAAATTCGGCTACAAAAACAAAATACCTATTCCTACAGCCAATAGACTGAGCACTGCGATCCGTAAAATCCAAACATCCTGTTTGGCAATCGCCCTGCGTTCCGGGGTGTTTTCTCGTGCTTCCATCTCAGCCAACATCTTGAGGTTGCGCCGTAGCCGTGCTCTCTGCCGTTCTCGCTTCGTCATAACAAACCCCTTCCTTCCCATGTGGGTTCAAGAATTTTGCCGAACATCATAACTGTGCCAGTATAAGTCGGGTCATCATCCTCAAGTGCGTCCATCAACGCCTTGATGTCTCGCCGATCCCAGTGGGTTAAGATCGACGGGTTGAATTTCTTAACTACTAACTCGTGCGAGGGATGTGCCTCGTTAAAATCAGCTAACTGCTTCAGCGTAATCGCCGACCAGTCATGACCGATTGAGGTCTTCTCGCCGGTACCCAAATAGACGATCATTTTATCCCTCACAGACGTTTCAACCCTCACAGACAAACAGCACAGGCTTGGTGCGAATCCAGCGACCGAAGTGTTGACCCACAGACTCAGCCTTGAGCAACCGCTCAAATCCTTGACGACGACCCTTGTAGCCATACGTCTTACCGGACGCCATCTTTACAACGATGACACCATCGCGGCTTTTGTACGTCTTAGCTGCGAATCCCACCGCTGCGATGAAGCTGCTGTCTACGTGCTGTAGTTCGAAGTTCATACTTACAGTATACACGGATCGGGCTGAAATGGGAAGCTTTACCATACAACTTTTGTGCTATTCTTCAGCTTTGTTCGATTTGGGGATGAAGAGAGCGGGGATGCCCTTGTCGATGGGGATGCGAAATTGTCCAAGATAGTCAGGGTCGGTGCGGTGGAGTGTACCCACCCGGCGCATAGCGGCCTTGCCCTTCCAACGCCCGGTGGGGTCTTTCCCTGAGATTAAACGGTGGAGGTAGCAACCAAACCCCAAGGACTCCCGGTCCTTATTGGACGTGGCTGTTTGTGACATGGGAGTCGTGTCAGTCTTAGCCGAGCCAATGAGTGTAGCGGCTGCTGCGGAGATTACCCGTTTAACGACCGGACGTGGCATATCGAGCATCCGGGCTACTTCCACGAGGTTTCTATATTTCTCAAACAAAATGACGACCTCAGCGGTGATGGGTTCAAGACCGTTCTTGATTACCGATGCCCTGATTTGGTCAGCACTGGGGTAACCACCACACTGTACAAAGTAACCCAGTTTGGCGATGGCGATCCGGCAAAACTGGGAGCAAACCGTTTGAGTCCTGCCAAGAATGCCACCGATAGTGTTTTGCGTGGCGAGGAGTAGAAATACACTGAGTAAAACGATTCTTTCCTCGCCGTCCATAAATTTGAGGTAGTTAAGGAACGCAAAAAAATTGTCTTTGACGAACTCGCTGATGCTGTCGTCGGTCAGTTTATCATTGGTTTCGACAGATAAAGTCACATTGCCATGTAACGCATCTTCAAGATCGATCTGTAAAGATGCAGTAGCGGTGACGTTATCCCAGTAAGCACTGTCAGGAGCATCCATGCCTCCTAATACTAATAAATTAGTTGTCTTGACTGACCGTGACGCGACCGCCAGACCAAACCACACCGACCAGAACATAACATGACTCAACTGGACTCGACTCGATTGCCTTGCCATACTGGACGTGACATACCGAGACATGGCATAACGGGGCTCGACTGCCATGACCCGACAAGACTGACCGTACCGGGGCACACCGAACCCCGCCAAGACAAACCATGACCTACCGCGACTGCCTTGACCTGACTTGACCCACCTGAACCCGACGCAACGCACCGCGACATAACTAGACGCGACAGCCATGACTAGACTCGACATGCCACGCCGTACCTAGTCTGCCTCGGCTGAACATACCGCGACTAAACGAGCCTTGACTCGACACAACAGGACAAACCCGGACGCGACTCGACTCGACTGCCAAGACTAGACCCAACCTGACATACCGTGACCCGACTTGACTCACCGTAACTTACCGGAACATGACTGCCGTGACCCGACATAATATGACTTAACTGAACACACCGCGACTTAACACGACTCGACTGCCAAGCCGTGACTGAACATGGCGCGACGAAACATAACAAGCCTCGACTGCCTCGACTTGACCTGACAAACCTTGACACACCGCGACTCAACATGACAAGACGAGACACAACATGACGCGACTCGACTCAACGCGACTGCCTTATCGCGACTCAACGGAACAAGACCAGACTCGACCAGACTCACCGTGACAAGACTTTTCTATGCCGCTGCCCTTTTCGCCTTCGCTTTCAGTTTGGCTTGAAGCTGAAGCCGGAAATTCTGCGTGGCTGAAAGCAAAGAATTGTAAGCATCGCCGAGCCCGAGAGCGCAAGCATAACTTTTCGCACGGAGAATTTGATTCTCAATGCGCTTGAATTCCGCCATCAGAAAGTCAGTCTCTTTGCCTTCTTCCTTTAAGTCTTTCACTTCGACAAAGTGTGGAGCGCGGCGAGGAGCATCCGGGTGAACAACAAAGCGCGGCCTCAGGAACACGGTGTTTTCAACCGTCACTGAAATCCGCACCGTTTTAATCAAGTGCTTTGCATGATCCAGCCAATGCCGTTCGGCGGCGGCGGCAAGGTCCCATTCAAATCCGCCCTGAGTGTGAAGGGCGCTGCGAGGATTCTTGGCTTCATCCACAACGATTTGTGGAGTCAGGAACCCATGCTTTTCTTTGAGTTTCAAGAGCACCTTTTCTACGACTTCGCGATTCATCTTCTTCATATTCTCTCCTGTGTTAGGGGATGGGGCTTTCACCCCACCCGGTTGTTGTTTACGCCGTAGCAGCAGATGCTTTCTCTGAACGGAAGTGGCGGCTACCCAGTTCCTGAGTATACCACGTTAGCATCTCTTCAGACTCTGCATCCCATGGTTGGGCTGCTTCCATAGCTGCGATCTGAGGTTCACGACCGCCCTGTGCGGCGATGGTGTCCCACAGCTTTTCATCCTCGTCGCTGGAGAGGAGATGGAACTGACCGAATGTCAGCTTGCCTTTTTCCGGGCGACCATCGCCACAGCCGACATAAAGACCAGCGGCCGATAAAAGATTGGCGATAGCCTGTGGGGTCAGAAAGGGACGAATGAAAGTGACATCAAACTCCGCCGCCCAGTTGGGAATAATGCAGCGAGTGCGAATGTCAGGCGTATGATTCATGTCGCTTGACCGAACCACAGCCATGTAAAGTGCAGGGATGCCAAAAATGCCAACGTGGCGTCCTTGCACGTAGCATAGCCGTCCGATCTGCGCCTTCTTTGTTCCCGGCAAATCCAAAGCCGCTGTCATCATCGCGCCCTTGAAAGCCGTCGCGTCGATCCCCAGCAGAGTCGGACCGTCAGGAAGCTGAGTGGCAGATGCACGGAACTCAGCCACCGGATCGTGCTTGAGGCTGGTCTGCTTCTGCGCGGCGTTCATCCGCCCGGTAGGCATCAGTAATTGATGCTTTGCTTTTTCGGACATCTTGTTCAGAATGATCGGCGAATCACCGAGCACCTTAATGTGGATACTTCCAGTTTGCACCGTTGCCACCTGAATTTCCGGTGACTCCACGGTCTTGCTCTTTTGTCCTGCCATGACGTTTCTCCTTTTCTGGTTAAGGGGACGGTGACCGCCGTCCTGCGGTGTTACCACGTTGGGCGGCGATGTTTGTAAGCCGCTACGGTCATACCCGCTGCTGCTGCTTGTGCGATACGGGCATCATCGGCGAGATTAAAACGTGCAGTGTTAAGGACCATACCGTTGGCCTCATCACCCACATATTCACAAGCGATGGGCTCTTCCCAATTGATAACCGATGATCCTTTTGGCAACGACCGGGATGCGACATGTACCTGCAATCCAGAACGTGAGTAAATCATATACTTCCTTTCCTTTCCATCACAGTATACACCCTCTCGTCTCAATTGTGACAGTATTATTTCGTAACTAAAGTAACCTCCTCAGGTAACCATCTCAGATTACCCATGTTTAATTTTAGAATACTAAATTTTGTAGTATTATAAATGAGGAGGAAAATTATGCAAAGACCTGAGACCATCGCGGCACACAGGATCATCGCCGCGCACATCAAATCCCACCCCACTAAACCCTACGGCGAGGTCGCCGCCTTTTTCGGCGTCAGTCGCGCCACAGTCTCACTTGCCGCCAAGGAAGCCGGGATTCCCGACCATCGCCGTGTGTATGAACGAGTGATGGAGGCGGCTAGTGAGTGAGGTCGATATTCAAACGCCGGGACTCGCCAAGCTCTCCCTGCCTAAAGGCGGCGTGTTGATTTTTGACAAGAGCGACGTGCGCCTCATCCGTTCCATCCTTGAACATATCAGACCGAAGAGACGGCGCAAGATAGCCGATGGGGCTCTGGCTCGTAGCAGTGATCCCGACACCAGTTTTGCTGCTGCCAGTTCGGTCGATGCCGCCCGGTGGGAAAAGATCGTCAGGGACGCCATTGCAGCCTTGGGAACGGCCACGTCATGGGAAGTAGCCCAGCATCTCAGTGTTGACCAGTATGGCTCCATCAGTCCACGGTTCCAACCCCTGTACCAAAAAGGTCTCATCGAGCTTACCGGGGAGAAACGCCCCGGTCCGAACGGAAAAGCGATGCAGGTATGGCGTTGTGTTGTATAATGACACTGAGGACGAAGAGTAATGTCCCGTAAAATCAACCCCGATTCTTTACCATGGTTTCCATTCTATGCGGCGGAGTGGAAATACTCCGCAACTGTCATGAAGATGACCCGTGCTGTATGCCTTCAGCACGAGTGCTGTACATGTTCTGTATGCCTTCAGCACGAGTGCTGTACATGTTCTGTATGCCTTCAGTACGAGTACAGCACATATTACTTTCCCGAGCTATTGAAATTCTCATTAACATTGGGAAAAAATGGGTCTCCCGCGCCTATAGATAAGATAAGAAGAAAAGAGATAAAAAGAGAAAATAACTACGTAGTAGCTAATTCTAACTCAACGGGAGAAAATGATCCTGAAAAAGCAGAGGAAAAGGACGAATCCCAACCGGAGAGTGCTTGGGTTAAACTCCCCGCCCCGGCGTCTGATGAGATGGAATTTCTCGACGTACCCGACAGTCATCCGTTCAGCTTGGCTCGGTCTAAACAAGAGCCTGTTGAGGAGCCCGATCCTCTGGATGATCCCTCGCCCATCAAGCCTAAGATGGTTTATAAAGCCGGAGTCGGCATGGTTCCCGCCACCACTAAGTCCCAGTCTCCCCCCGGTAGAAAGCAAACCCGCCCCTGTTCTCACCGATGTCCATCAGCCCACGAATCAAACCTCTGCGCCAGAAGGGCCTATTGCAATGGAACGGGCAGAGACGCAAAGGGCAGAGCAACCGCCTGATGCGTGTATGGGAGTGTGTTCCCGGTACAGAGCATCTTGACCCAGCCGAAGTGACGGCGTATATTGAGGTTGAGGACGTCAAGTTGAGGCTGGTTTAGTCTCGTTAGGTCAAGTTATGTCACGGTGTGGTTCAGTTCGGTCAATATGATAAAGTGGAGGAGTAATGGACAAACCAGCAAAGATTAACCCGCAACAGCTACCGTGGTTTGCGTTTAATGTACAGCGGTGGCTTTATTCTGGTGACCGGCTCTCAATGACTGCAACTCAGCAGGGGGTTTACATTGAGATTATGGTTGCTATGTGGTTGGCAGGTTCATTGCCGACCGATCATATTAAACTGGCGAAAGTGCTCCATGGCTGTGACCCAAGGATAGTAAAAAAGTGGTTGGATCAGTACGCCCATCTTATCGCCATCCTTGACACGCCCTGCACCAAGCATGTGTTCACCACCGATCTCAATTGCCCAAAATGCAAGGAAGCATTCGAGACTCCACGGGCACAGTTTGTGATCCCGAAGATGGCGGAAATCACCGAGTACACGCCGGAGGAGGGGGCATAAATTCTCTGGAGTTTTCGCATCCAAATCGCATCCAAATCTCTCTGACCATGCTCTGACCATGCTCTGACCATGCTCTGACCATGCTCTGACCATGCTCTGACCATGCTCTGACCATGCAAAAAAATGCCCCTTAAGTCGTTTAGAATCAACACGGAATTTTACACATGACATGACATGATATGATATAACAGTACATGACATGTTGTAGCGGCAGCTTCAATCAAGTTTTAAACGGGAGAGATTTTCAACTACCGAGTTCATTAGTATTGGGGACTCATCCTCGGCTTCACCATAAAAAGAACCCACGATCCTGAATCTCAGGGCCGTGGGTTCTTTTTTGCTATGCAGCGTATTAGTAGGGGGAGAGACCTCAATGCTGCTGAAGTTGAAAAATGCAATCGAAGGCACATATCTGCCGCCCGGTGTGCAGATTATATACATGCTTGGACGACCGATGGTGACGGAAAAGATCGGAGCCACCGAGTCTTATGTGATGCTTGAGCTTCATATCTTCCCGCCTGAGCTTGTAGACCCGCTGGAGTATGCCTTCGAGATGGACAAAGCTCTGGCGGAGTTAGCTAAAGTAAGGGCGGCTTTGAATACACAGATATGAGAGCGAAACAAAAACTATTTCTGGCTGAATACCTTAAAGACTTGGACGGACCCCGAGCGGCGATTGCTGCCGGTTACTCGGCTAAGTCCGCCGAGTCCTATGCTTGTCAGCTTTTAGCCAAACCCGAAATCGCTAAGATACTCGCCGATAAAGCTAAAAAGAAACTCGAAAAGGCTGAAATAAGTTCCGATTGGGTGCTAAGCAAACTAAAGTTACTAGCCGAATACGATCCACGCCGTTTGTTCGATGCCAACGGGAATCCCATTCCCGTTCAACAACTCGATGAATCTACCGCTCAAGCTATAACCGGGATTGAAACCACAGCTAAGGGTGGGCTCAAATATAGGACGAGCGACCGCATCAAGGCGCTTGAACTTCTTGGTAAATACTTCAAATTGTTTACCGACCAAGTGGAGCTAAGCCAAAAGGAACCGCTTAAGGTTGTTGTACGCCATATCGCATGGAAGAAGGATAAGGATGCCGCAAGCGAGTAAACAGCTTCCCGACGCTCCTGAGCCCCAGCAACCACCCTTGTACGGGACGATCCCGTCCGAGCCCGAACAGAAGTTCATACCTCCTCAGTTTCCAGTGAATCGCCCGGACAGATTTGGTCAGGCTCTTACTTTGGGAGATATGCTAACTCGCGGCCTTGATGCTTACTCCACACGGCGTATGTTGGACAGAGGCAACAAAGAACTGGTCTTGCCTCATGCTTTGGCTGATAGTAAGTGGGGTATGCCGCTTTACTCTGAAGGTATCGCCGGACTTACAGCATTGGGACAACATGAGTTAGTGCGGCATGGTCATCCTAAGTTGGGACATCTTTTGACTATGGGCAATATCGGATATGACTTACCGTTGGGTATTAACAACATGATGCTTCCTAATCGCAACAAGCCGGTGACTAGAATACCTAAACCACCAGTGGGGAGATAAGACATGCCGAGCAAATCTAAAGCGCAAAGACGTTACTTCGGATGGCTTGAACATTCCCCGGAAGCCGCTAATGAGCGTAAGGAATCGGGTATGACCCGCAAAGAGATGTCGGACTTCGCTTCCACGCCGGATAAGGGTTTGCCTGAAACGGTTGGAGACAAGCTGACTAAGGGGCTGAGAAAGAAGAAATAGGGAAATGGCAGTCGTGGTAATTGCGCTCTTTGCGCTCATTGTCGGTGTTGCATTGGGCGTTCTTATTGCGTTGGCATTGGTCTCTAATGCTGTGAGACTACCGTGGTAACTCCACGTCTCAACTTTAAAGGTGTTGAGCCGCCTTTCTTAAGGAGTATAACACATGAGCAATAATTGGAAAACAACGACAGCCGGGGTACTGAGTGCAATTATAGCCACGACCGGTCCCGTCACGGCTTATCTAGCTACGATTCATTCCCCTAAAGCCGCCACGGTCACTGGAATCGTCACATTGGTTGGAGCCTTGGCTCGGGTTTACATCGGACTTATTCAAACCGATGCTCAGCCCGGTTAAGTAAGTATTAACTTAATGGAGAGACCATGATAGAAATTCCACTTGAAGTGTTCGTCGAGAATGCCAAGTTGCCTGAGGGATATAAGTTTTACGACTTCTCCAACGGGCAGCATTTTTGTCCCGTTCCTAATGGTGAATATCTCTCAACGGTTCAATTAGCCGTTGAAAGGGTTATTCCACCCACCGGGTATGTGGCGACTCTGCAATTTAGCTACCTCACGACTTTTGAAAAGTCCCCACCTATGGTGGATGTTTGTGATTTTGCTCAAGAAATTGAGAAACTCATAGCCCATCTGGAAGAGCGCGTCAAGAAAGACGGATACTGGGTGGGATAATGCCAGAGTTCGGTCTTGACTTACTCCCCAAACAATCGGAGCTATACGACGAGCTAAAGTATGGCACCCGTCCGGTTATAGGCATCTATGGCGGCAGAGGCAGTTCCAAGTCCTCAGGAATAGATAGAGTCTTACTCAGCCTCATGTATGAGGAGCCGGGGCTCTTATGTTGCGTCGTAATGCGTAACTACGATCAAGTCAAGAAATATCACATAGATACAATCAAGCAAGAGTTTCCATGGTTGCAAGACGATATAGTCTCCACCATGCCTTCCCATCTGGACATCGGCACATCCAGAATGGATTTCTCCTACGCCGAATCCCTCGATGATGTCAAGCGCCGTTTCATGAGCGGCAACTATGCTATCATCGCCATTGACCAAGCCGAACAATTCACCGCCGAAGAGATACGCGAGATGCGTAGAGCCAACCGCATCAAAGGCGGAAAGATGGCTAGGATCGTGCTCAGCTTCAACATGCGTGGAGCCTCGATCCAAGAGCTTAAGAAATGGTTTGTTCTTCACGAAGTGAACAAGGATGAAGACCCCAACGATTATGTCGGCTATAAATGGAACCCGTGGGATAACGTTTATTGGTGTCTTGATGCTTTGCAGAAAGATGGATATTCCATCGAGGAATACTATAGCTGGACTGACCAGCAACGGATGGACTACGCCGCGAACAACGGTCCTTATACGCATGGCTTGTCCGTAGACGATGAAGTTATCCGCCAAGCGGATTGGTATGGCTCATGGGAATCCATCGAAGGCACATATTTCGCTAACTCCTTTGATTTGGAATCCACACGCATTACTCCGGGCTTGGTTGAGGCTATGCGTAAACCATGGGCTACGCATTGGATAAGTGGCGACTGGGGTAAATCCCACTGGACGGCTATTCAATGGCATTACCGTGTTACTCTGTCCCCATCCGAGATAGCTAGAACTTTAGGATGGACGGTTCAGAACCCGTTGAATGTTACCGTGACTTATCGCGAGATGTATGTATGCGATTTGGAGTCTCCTGAAGTCGCTAAGTACATCGTGGATTGTACACCCACTAAGTTATTTCCCGGAGATAAACGCTTGGACGAACGATCTCTTATCAAGGCGTTCTATTTAGGCAGAGACGCATTCGCCGACGAGGATTCACCGCTCACCACGGCCATACAGATCGGCAAGGTGATGCGTGAATTCAAGATGCCCACACCGGAAAGAGCCGATGATGACCGTATTGGTGGTTATACCTTGATGTCATCCTTGCTCAGAGGCACCAAAGGGCATGGCTGGGTGACGGGTGAATTCAAGGTGCCTTCTTCGGAGCGGCGTAACTTAACCGTGGAGAAGTTAGACCAGCCGTTCCAAGTGAATGACGTTTGGTTAATATCAAACGAATGTGTAGAACTACTTAAGTCCATCCCGTTGCTGATGCGTGATCCTAAGAAGCGCGAGGATGTGCTTAAGACGGATAAATCTCTGGCTAAGATCGAGATGGACTCCACCGATGCGGCGAGATATGGTTTGAAATCCATGTTAAACCCGCGTAAGAAGACCGACGAGATGAAGTTTCAGGAACAGATGTCGGAATTAGTGGGACAACCCGCTAAGCAAACTTTGTTGGCGTTCAAACATGCGGCGAAGACCAAGGGACCTAAATCCCGTTGGACACAATCCTTGCCGCCTTCGTGGCGATCTAATGTAAAGGAGAAATAGTGATGTTTTAGCTCGTAAGGCGAATAAGATTAAGAATGATGCTACTCTCGAAGAAATAACTAAAGTTGGAAAGTTCTATGAGAAATTCCAGTTGAGTTGGAAGGGGAATTCAAAATGAGTTGGTTTCGTAATATCTTCGGATTCGACATTCTGGAGCAGCAGATAACTCTGTTGAAGGATACTCTGGCTGTTGAACGTGCAACCTTCGGTGAGCAAACGGATTATCTCCGAGCCCAACTGGCTCAGAAGCAACGCCGCATCGACGAACTACAGGAAGCATTGATAGGGGTCAAAACCCCACCGGCTCCTCGTGTTATTCGGAAGAAAGATTCCAATCCATGGGGCAATGTTGTTCCCTTGGGATGGGATGCATTCCGTGAGCACAGACGGTCGTTTCCCGCTCCTGAGCCAGAGCCTGAAAAGGGCATCTACGAGTTCGAACCACCTAAACCCCCACAACCCGTCCCTGAGACGGCTGCAATAGTAAAGGAAGAAGATGATGGGTAGGGGTTATATCTACCTAATCCGAAACTTAGTGAATGGTAAGGGCTATGTTGGTCAGACCATTAAGAAGGTAAAGTACAGATTCAGAGCACACATATGGGATGCACAGTGTGGTAGTAATTTGGTTCTTCATAGAGCGATTCGTAAGTATGGGGAATCTAACTTTTCGATTCAAGAAGTTTGCTATGCGGATGTTTTGCTGCTTGATGATTTGGAGAAACATTACATCAAGTTTTTTGGTACCTTCATTCGAGAACATGGATACAACATGACTGAAGGCGGAGATGGTGGTTCTGGTCCTCGTTCCCAAGAAACCCGAGCTAAAATATCTGCTTATCAAAAGGGACGTAAGAAAGCGCCTTTAACTGCTGAACATAAAGCAGCAATATCTAAGGCGACCAAAGGCAAGAAGAAACCCGCTACTGAAAAGATGCTGACTAGACTTCGTGCCTACGCTGAAACAAAAAAGGGTGTACCTCGACCTAAAGAGGTTGTAACAAAAATATCAGCTTCGTTGAGGGGTAAACCATGGACAGCAGCAAGACGATTAGCTCAAGAAAGTAGGAAAAAATAATGGCATTTCGTTCAAAAGATGGACAAGAGTTCTCCAATCCTCACATGGCACGGCACAATGACTACCGCATCGACGCGGGTAAGATTCCCGGCAAACCGGCTGTTGATGAACAGAAAGACATCACATCCGATCCCGAAGCTATGGAATGCGTGAACAAGCTGAAAGAGCTTGGCTACTCCGCTGATGATGTAGCTGAAGCCATGGAAGGTGAACAACCCAACGCTGGTGCTGAAGCTACCAAGGCCGCTGGGATGCAGATGCCACAGATTGGTCGGTAATATGGACGAACAAGTCTCAGAAGAACCAAAGGTTCCGACTGTAGAAGAACGGCTGGATGTACTCGAAGGTAACGTTCAGTATCTCCATGACTGGCTCATGTCTTTCTCTAAAGACCACGAGACTATGGCGGAGAATTGCAATAAGATCGCCCCATTCTCCGCCTTGATGCAGAACTTTCTCGACACTTACGGTCCAATCCTGTCTCAGCTTACCGTTGAGAATCTGGAAAAAGAGAAGGACAAGTTTCCCAAAATACAAACATGGAACTAAAACATGGCTAAGGATACACTAGCTGCCGGTGGCAAAACCTATACTTCACCTACTATAGGTGAGAACATGACGCAGAAAGCATGGGACGCTATCTTCCTCAAGGATGAAGAGTTTGTCACGAAGTATGGGCAAACCAAGAAAGAATACTATGGCTGAAGTACAAGAGAATCAAGACTATGTTCCGGGTAAGTTAGCCCCGGCGATTATTACCTCATCTCAGATATACAAGCCCGATGATTTGGATAAGCTCGATCCTACTCTCCAGCAAACCATTCAAAGCATCATTGAGTTTTGTTCTCAGGCGGACTCCGCAGCCAGACGATTCAACGTGCTTCAAGTATGGGAGAACCGTCACATTGATAGAGGGTATCAGTATCTCGAAGATAATCGTGGCGGCTGGGCTGTAGCCGGTACTGATGTTCCCAAAGGTCAGAACTCACTCGTATCTCAAGACAACGCTAACTTGTATGCCACTAACTTATTCTCCGCACAAGGCGATATTATCTCCTCCGCTTTGAACCGTGGTGAAATCAAAGTCTCATTCTCCCCCGCCAAAAAGAAAGAACCATCCGATGTTGAAACCTCGGATGAAGCCAATAAGTACAAATGGATTTGGGCTGAAGCTAACTGTGCTTCGGAATTGCAACGAGACTTAGCCGGTCTTGGCTGGACTGACCCGCGTGGTATCTTCTGGACTCGTTCTATGGCGGATGAAACCCGCTTCGGTACAGTTACCAATGATATGGGAGAAGACGCGCCTAAGATCGTTGAAGTCACTACTTTGCATGGCGTGCTGGAATCCAAGCTGCCTATGATGGCGGATAGACGCGACCAGATGAGCTATGCTCAGATTTTTGAGGAAGTTGATTATGCCTTGGCTCGTGCCGCTTATCCATGGATGGGGGATAAGATTAAGCCATCATGGGGCACGTTCGGTGAGTTGGAGTTTGAACGCATCGCCCGTATAAATACCCGTATCGGTGTTACCGGCAAATATATGACCGGAACTACCGGCATCCGTGAAGCCACCATGGGTTATACATGGATTCGCCCCGGTTTGTTCCATGACGATAAGGTCAAGGAAGAAACTCGTCAAATCCTTCTGGAGAATTTTCCCAAGGGCTTGTTCGTGGTAATGGCGGGTAAAGAAATTTGTGCTTGCTGGAACGAATCCATGGATGACCATATCTCCATTGGAGTCTTCTGCCGTGGTTTCGGGCAAAACCGCCGTTCACTAGGCTCTTCCGATGTGCCGATTCAGAAGCGTATCAACATATGGGCTGACCTTTGGGATAAGTTCATTCGTGGCTCTATCGCCATGACTCTTCTCGATGACCAAGCGTTCAACGTGGATGCTCTATCCAAGATGGAAGCCACTACCACGCGCTTTGTTCCCGTTACAGTGGATTACGACCGTCAACAAACTCTACAGTCGGTTGTGGGTCAGACTCCAGTGCCTTCTCCGGTTGCGGGGTTCTTGGAAATCTTCCAGCAATACACCGGACCGTTGCTTCAGTCCATTGACGGTGCCACACCATCGCTCTTCGGCGGCGGTGAAGGAGAAGACAACACCGTTGGTGCGACTATGATCCGACTCCAGCAAGCTCTGGAGCGTCATGGCAACCCGTGGTCAGTGATGAACAAGATGTTCGCCGAAGCTTTGCGTCAGGCTGTACTCTCCTGTGCTGAGAATGGCAACACGGAAATCTCCGGCAAGAACGATGTTGGCGACGATATTGTGGTTAACCCGCAGAATCTCAAGGGTAACTTCAAGGCTAAGGCCGATACTATCGGCATGATCCCACAGTCGGGTGCTCAGCGTGAAGCCAAGGTTCTAGCCGCCCTCGACATCGCTAAAGCCGATCCGCAAGCAGCGGCTATCATCACCACGCCAAGTAATTTGAGAGAAGTGGTATCCGCTTTGCATATTGACGATGTTATCACCATCGCCCCGGCTAACTGGGAAGATTGTGCCATGGAAGATATTCAGCAGTTGCTGGAATCTGAACCGATGGAGAACCCGCAATGGCATCAATTGAATGACCAACTCACTCAATTGAGTGCATCTCATGACGAAATTAAGACGTTGGCTTCTCAAGCTGTAACTTCGGGTCAGCAACTCCCGCCTGAAGTGGTTCAACAGGGACAGCAGATAACGTTAATCAGCTTCAGGAACAACTGAACGATACGCCGCGCTATCTGCCTTCAGTTCCCGTGGCTCAGGACGAATCGGAAGACCATCTTACCATGGCTGATACAGCTTACGCATGGATGGGTGAACCGCAAGGCCGTGCTCTTCGCCGCAAGGCGCGTGGAGTAACACCTGACGATCCAGACCCGACGAGACACGAGTCTTGGGCTCATTGGACTAACATCTTCCTTTACTGGCAAGGTCACAAGCAAATGGCTGCTAAGTTGGCTGCTAACAACGCACAGGCTCAGCCGCCTAAGATCAATCTTACGGGTAAGTTGGCGTCGGATGAGATTGCCAAGCTGCTTGCTCTGGCTGGTATACCGAACAATGGCGGGGATGATAGTGGCAATGCACCGCCTAAGCCGTTAGAAGATGAGACCGAAACAATTTCTCGCGGTCCATTCAATGAAACCAAACGCACCATCAAACGGAGGTTATAACATATGGCTAAGTTGACATATGGAGAACGCAAGGGATTGTCCGACACCAGCTTCGCTTTGCCCAGCAAGCGGAAATTTCCGATCCCGGACGAGAGCCATGGCAGAAACGCCTTGGCTAGGGCCCACTTTGCGTCTCCCGAGGAGCAAAAGGAGATTCGCTCCAAGGTACATCGCAAATTTCCCGGTATTAAGATAGGGAGCTAAGAACGATGCCAAAAGGGGAGAGACTCATCGGGCTCGTGGTTCGCCACGGGGAAGCCTTCAATAATCAACAGGGTATCTTCAGATCGTGTTCCGATGTCCCATTGACTAAGACGGGGCTGTCTCAGGCTATGTCTGCGTCTAAGTTCCTGTCTAAGTATCCCGTTAAGGCTATCTCGACTTCTCCTCTGCTCAGAGCTTTCGTTACCGCCGATCTTATCTCCAAACCGCATAACTTGTTCGTATTTCAGACTCGTGGATTGTTCCCATGGTCACTCGGCGTGTTCACTGGATTAGACCGTAAGGATAACAAGGACGCTTTAACTCTTTTCGTAAACAATCCCTCCGTGACGGTGCCTAATGGCGAATCGCTGAATGATTTCAGTGACCGTATGGAGGTTTACTGGAAGACGGCGTTAAAGATTGCCGAAAGACAGGGACTTACGGTGTGGGTTTGCCACAACTCCGTTCTGACTGAGTTAGATGCTTTGGTTAAGGGAGAAAAGGGCAACCCGGTGGGTGAGAGTGTCAAGCCCGGTGGCGTGGCGGCTGTCTACTATGATGGTCAGCATTACAGGCTCGAACCGATCTTTGGTATCGCCGAACCGGCTACCTTAGTGGGGTCATAAATGGATGATGAGCCCAAGCAATATTATGTAGACGAACGGTTCTACGAAAAGTTGCGATTTTTAGATTACCGCGAAGATTTGCGGGTTTGCAAGGTGTGTGGTTGTGTGGTTCACGAATCAAAGTTGCTTCTCCACACCAAGCTTCATAACCGCGATGAGTTCAGCGAAGGATAAGTTTGTGGGTGAATAACGTCTAGGGTAATGTTAAAACTAAATCGGAATCGGACCTTCCTAGAACCGCTACCGTCTAAATGTTAACATCACCCACAAAGCATTCATTGGAAACTATTGAAATCATATAACAGGAGAGACTTATGCCAGATGATGTAATGGACATTGATGCCGGTTTGGAAGACCAAACTGGGGCAGAAACGCAAGAAACCGGGGGCTTCGAGGCTGGAGAGACCACACCTGAAGTCCCCGGTGACGGCGTTGAAGAACAGCAGGGACAACAGCAACAGCAAGCATCCCCTCACAAAGCCGTAAGAGACGCCATTAAAGCCGCGTCTCAGCAATTCCCCGAACAAGCCAAATACCTAAAAGCCGCTGGTGACGCTTATTTCCGCACCGAGACGGCGTATAAGGCTGCTTATGCCACGCCGGAAGAGGCGGTTGCTGCTAAGAACCTCATCGAGGGTCTCGGCGGTGTTGATGGCATCGGACAGCTACAGGAGCGCGTGGCTAACTATGAAGCTTCGGACGCTGCTTTGGCTTCAGGCGATCCAGCCGTATTGGATTCTTTCTTCAAGGATTTCCCGGATGGCGCTATTGCTTTGGCACCGGCCTATCTGGAACATCTTTACAATGCCGATCCCGCTGCTTTAGTCGCCGCTGTTGGACCGTACACGGTCGGGCTTCTGGATAATGTCAATCTCGCCGGTTATCTCAATGCTATCGTGAATGAGACTGACCTCGGAAAGGCTAAGGCATACGCCGGTCAGATTCTCAACTGGTATCAGAAAGTTGCCCAGCAGTTCGCCCAATCCGGGCAGGGAGCAAGAGGCGGCGGCGGAGCCGCTCATAACGCTCTTACCAAAGAGCGTGAACAAGTTGCCAACGAGCGTGAACAGGTATTCGTAGACGCCGTACGCACTAAGGTGAATACATCGGCTACTCCGACTTTGAATGCTGAGGTTGATAAGTACAGCAAGATGTACAGCCTCAACCCCGCTCAGAAAGACCATTACAGCAAAACTCTTGAGCAAACCATTGTAGCTGAGATGAATGCTGACGCGAATTACAAGAAACAAGTGGATTTGCGCTACTCTGCCAGAACTCGTACTCATGATACGGTTGCCAGTTATATCTCAGCCGAGTTCAACCGCCGTGTTAAGGAGAAGGCGTTTGAGGTAGCCAAGGGTATCTATGGAGCCCCACGCACCAAGACCCCAGCCGCCGACCAACAGCAAAGAGGCGCTACAACCACGTCCGGCGGGAAAGCGGTGAGAGTCTCTACTCGTCCCCCCAATGACCAGTTGGATTTGGATCGCAAGGGAGCCGATCTTGGTCTTATCAAGGGCTATGGATGGTTGAAACGCAACGGACAGCTTATCCGTTGGAGGGACTAAATGAAACTCATAAGACTCATTTTACTAACGGCTTTGATTATGCCGGTTATGGCTCAGGATAAGGCTAAGGAACCCACTGTAGCTGAACTCAAGGTTCAATTGGCTCAGAAAGATGTTGAAATTTCTCAACTTAAGAGCCAGATCGTCCAGTTGAGACAAAGCTTGTTCGTTTCTCAAGCTTCGGTGATTCAGCAATTGGTGCAGCTTCAGAAGGACGAAGCTGAAGCCAGTAAGGAACAAGCACAGGCTCAAACTAACTTGACGAATACCACCAAAGCTAAGGCCGAGACGGAAAAGAAATAACTATCATCTCCTTAGTTAGAATAGATGTGAGTGTGGGACTGCCGCTGTAGCCACTCTTGGAA